TTAGCGTTATCAATTCTCGAAAAGTTCAACGTACCAGTTGGTTGAGACTTGTCCATTGTGAGTGAAAATGGCCACGTCGCAATTGGTTCTTCTTTAGCACCTGGTGGGAAATACGAACAATGTCTGGTTGGAACAACGTTACGATGGTATTCAAGCGACATATTCTCGAAGAGTGGTGTACCGTTAATAAACATGGACGCAGTACCATCTGTACCAAATGTATAGAGCGCAGCTGTACCAAATGCGGCAATGTGTACGGACTTAACGGGGTGGTTAAAGTACGTAAGATCAATGGTTTTTTCCGTACCGGTCATTGGTTGAAACTGTGTTTGTGTCATAAGAATTTCATGTTCTGTTTTAGCAAAGAATTCGCGTTCCTCTGTATCAAGGAATATATAAGAACCATATACTTTGGGTGTAGACCCTGGTGTAAATGTACCGTTTCTACACTTGATTCTGATTTCAACCTGGTGGTATTGGAGACCGACAAGTGGGAGTGATTTAGTCCAATCTTCACTGAAGAAGAATGGGATAACGTACGAATGGTCCGACGAGTTTTCACCTTTATCGTCACAACCGGCCCACGCAGAAGCCTTAGCTTGTGTAGTGTTATAAAGAGCACCATGTACACTGTTAATGAATCCCGTATCTATTTTAGACACTTCTTGACCACCCACCCAAAGTGAAAATTCGGTTGGCTGAGAGAATGCGGCTTCGTTTTTATTGTATATACTAGCGTTATCGTCTTTATTATTGATGTCTGTACCTTCAATCCAAATATAGCTTAAAAGATCTCCTTTGGATTTAATTGGGATGGAAACTTCGTTTCCCGAACCAAACGTACCGATATAATCGAGGCGTTCTGGTTTAATTGCGAAGTTGGTGTGACGTTTATAGTTTTGTCTAAAAAATGAGACTTGTGGGTCGCCTGTGATGTACACATCTTGGGCACCGACCGATACGAGGTCAATCAAAGCAGCTGACATATTTTACTAATATAGTATATTAAAAAAATTGAGCATAAACGTATTAAGAGACATGGTTGTTTTTCAAGCCCTCACATGGGAAACTGAAGATAAACACGCACAGCATTTGATACATATTTTTGGAAAAACACAAGACGGTAAATCTGTATGTGTTACGACAGAATTTTCACCTTATTTTTTCATAAAACTCCCTACTGGTGATTATAGTACACACGCCGAACTATATTATGAGAGTATTATGAAACGGTGTCCTGGTTTAATAATGAATTATGAGATACAGTCGTCTATGGATGTATGGGGATTTCAAGATAATAAAAAGTTCTATTTTATGAAACTTACTTTTGAAACACTAGCACATCGCCGTAAAGTTGGCTACGCTCTTAAAGAATCGTTGAGGATATATGAAGAACCACAACCAAGAGTATACGGTGAACCGTACGATATACCGGAACCCCAATTTGTAAAATTGAAACTTTACGAGTCCAATTTGGAACCGGTCCTGAGGTTAATGCATATAACTGGTATCCAATCGACTGGGTGGTTGGATTCTGGTGATGAATGCACACCGACAAATTATGCAAACACTAATTTGGATTTAATGTGTTACGATTGGAGAAATCTAAAACCTGTTAATAAACCCGAAACTGCACCATTTGTTGTAGCTTCTATTGATATCGAGTGTAATAGCTCTACTGGTAAATTTCCTAGTGCGGATATATATGGCGATTGTTGTTTCCAAATTGCCGTGTCGTTATGTTCATTCGGTACTGATATACCTTACGATAAGACGTGTTTCTGTTATAAGAAAACAGACCCTGACCTGGAAGGATGTACTATTCTAAGCTACGATTCAGAAAGGGGAATGCTTGAAGCATTAAGTGAATACATGGTAAAAATGGACATTGATATTATTACCGGATGGAACATATTCGGATTTGATATGGAATATATAATGACGCGTGCAAAAATGGTCGGGTGTTCCAAAAACTTTTTTGAAATGAGTAAACTTAAGGGGTATAAATGTGAAATGAAAATTAAGAAGTTATCTTCTAGTGCACTTGGTGATAATGAACTCAAACTCTTACCAATACCTGGACGTTTTATATTTGATTTATTTCATGAAGTTAAGAAGGGCTATAAACTTGATTCGTATAAACTTGATAACGTTTCTAAATTATACCTAGGTGATCAGAAAATAGATATGTCACCTAGGGAGATGTTTGCGCGTTTTAAGGAAGAAGACCCTGTAAAATTACGTGAAGTAGCAGAGTATTGTATTAAGGATACACTTCTTCCACACAGATTACTCTCTAAACTTTGTATACTTATTAACCTTCTAGAGATGGCAAAGGCAACGTGGGTACCGTTGTGTTACCTTGTAGAAAGAGGTCAACAAATTAAAGTGTTTAGTCAGTTAACGAAAAAGGCACGCGAAATGAATTATATAGTTCCTACTATTCAATGGGGTGAGGGGTTGGTAGATGGATACGAAGGAGCAACTGTACTCGAAGCACAAAAAGGTGCATACTATACACCGATAACCGCTTTGGATTTCGAGGCGTTATATCCATCTATAATGGTCGCACATAACTTATGTTATTCAACCATGATTATGGACCCCGTTTATGAAAATAAAAGATTATACCCAGATTTAGAGATCGAAACGTTTGGTAATTATAAATTCGTACAAAATGTACCGAGTCTTGTACCGAGTATCTTAACAGAACTTAAACAGTTTAGAAAACAGGCTAAGAAAGACATGGCCAAATCATCAGGATCTTTAAAAGAAATGTACAACGGTAAACAATTGGCGTATAAGATATCAATGAACTCTGTATATGGTTTCACGGGTGCATCAAAAGGTATGTTACCATGTGTACCCATAGCATCAACAACAACAATGAAAGGGCGCATGATGATAGAGGATACTAAGAATTACGTCGAAAAACATTACCCGGGTGCAAAGGTAAGATATGGTGATACCGATAGTGTAATGGTTGAATTTGACGTCGGTGAACGTAAAGGTGAAGATGCTATTAAATATAGTTGGGAACTTGGTGAACGCGCAGCGGAGGAGTGTACAAAACTTTTTAAGAAACCAAATAATCTCGAACTCGAAAAGGTATATTATCCGTACTTTTTGTATTCTAAAAAACGATACGCGGCAAAATTATGGACAAAGGGTAAAGACGATAAGATGAATATGGAATATATAGACGTAAAAGGTCTTCAACTTGTTAGACGTGATAATACACCATACATGCGCGAAGTTTGTAAAGAATTACTTGATGTTATTTTGGAAAGTAGTGATACAGCTGCACCAAAAGCACTCGCTTTACAACGTGCCGTAGAATTACTAGAAGGTGATGTTCCTAATGATAAATTAATTCTTTCTCAACAACTTGGAGACTCGTATAAATCTCAAAATTTACCACACGTACAAGTTCGTAATAAAATGCGTGATAGACAACCCGGTTCTGAACCACAATCCGGTGACCGTGTACCTTTTATTTTATGTAAAACATGGGATCCTCGTGCAAAAGCGTATGAAAAGGCGGAAGATCCAAAATATGCAGCGGAAAAAAAGTTGGATATAGATTATCCATACTATTTTCTTAATAAATTTCTCAACCCTGTGTGTGACCTGATTGAACCGTTATTTGATGATCCTAAAGAAGAAATATTCGGAGAACTCATAACGGGCTCTAAACCAGAAAAACGTAGTAAATTGTGCGATTATGATCCAAAACAGAAACGTATATCTGATATATTTAAACTTAAAAAATAGAACATATTATAAAACAAGAGAGTATGATTGAATGTATTTTTTCAGAAACATATACAATTTATGAAAAAAATTTAAATCAACTTGAAAAACATAAACTAATCAAATTGTATCGCGCGTTATCTATCAGATACAACAAGCCATTTTCTGAAATTTCTAAAAACTGTAAAATCGTAAACATAGAAGAAGATATTGATATACCAAAAACCCTGAATGAACGTGATTATGATAATAAAGAGTATTCGGATCTATTAACATGCATGTTAGAACATACGTTCAAAAGAATTGATAAAGTAATTATACAATCCCTTGAACGCATATGCAAAGAAAATATTGGTTTGATTGTCTTAAAAAATAACCTGGATTTGATTCAAGATACTCATAAAAAGTCGCAAACAAACGGATATTTATGCCTTGGTATTAATAGTAAAGGTACCGTATGTTGTCAAAGAGCTGTAAGAACTGTAGGTAAGTTCCAATTTTGCAAAAAATGCGCAAAAAATGCAACTATAGAAGATGTACCTATTCGAACATATCACGGGAATATTTATTCCAATTCTGATAAATCACACAGTGACAATTCTGACGATGACGATAATCCGTTTCCGTGTAATACACATTTTAACAAAGTTACTTAAAGTTATGCATATTCTAATAGATAAGATGAATAGATCAAATGTATTATTAACGTCTATAAATGAATTCTATGGAATACACGAAAACCGTGACATTTTGACACAGATATTAAATAAATCCGGTGGTATTTCATTAAGAAATTTAGAATGGTTTATTACAAATTATTCAAAAAAAAATAACTTAACTTATAAGACGTGTGATGGTAAATTGTTTAGCGTTCACGTCGCATATAAATCGAGTTTAGATGGTTATAGTAAAAAGTTATTTGATCCATTTTGTAGAGCGGATAAAATTACATATAACATACCTGGTACAGCTAATGAAATTCATACAACTGTTGCTCAGTTAAATTTCATTAGATGGTGTATAAAAAACAATATAATTGATTATATAAAAGATCATAAGATGCAATTATTTAATAAGCGCGTACCATGAAACCATTTTCGAATGAAAGTGTTTGATAACCAACATAATACATGTTAAGTGTATAATCACTTGTTAAACCATTTACCATTTTTACATCTAGAACAGTTTTATTAGATTTTAATTGACTAAAATCCAGACTTCCCGATGGTTCCACATTAATCGGATTCATCGAGAATGCATACGTGTATATATTTCTAAATGGCCTTGATAATCGGTTTGATAAAGGTACGGTATACTTGTAATATTTATGATCACTATCTTGAAAACCGGGTACATCTTCACCATTTATAAATATTTTAGCGCTGAGCATTGGTGGATTATAAAATTCATTTATTATTGAATATTGTACATTCGATGAAAAGTTGTATCTATTTGCGAATACATTTGCTAATAAATTATTACCACCGGTAAATATTTTTTCGTCTTCAAACTCTTCTCGTCTAAAAAACCAATTGATACTTTTAACGGGTATTTTAGGAACGAGTTCAAGTTTGGCACTCGTTTCACCAGCTTTTATAACAGTCGATGGGTGTCTTTGTACAAAATCGGTAATTAAAATGTGTTTATTGTTTTTTATGTACGAACGTTCACTATTTTCTAATGTAATTTCTTCGGTTACAATATCAAAACTATTTAATGATATCGTACCTGTATAGTCAGTAAAAAATGTTTGTGGTCTAAATTTTATATCAAATTGTATTTTTTGTTTATTAATAGCACACGTCGGGAAATACGGACGATTTGGTTTATTTGTGTCGTATTCATCACCTTCATATTTTCTTGAAAAGAAAAATGGTATGGGTATAAATAGTTTAGACTTAAACTGACTAAAAATTTGATTCCCCGCTGATAGAGCTGTATCTTCGGCTAAATTTCTATTAACCGTGTACCTTTTTGTTCGTTTTTCAGATTCATCTAGATAAAGTTCATCGTATATTATACCCCAATCGGAGTGGAATGTTTCAATAATGGTTTCGTCTATACGCATTGTTATTGATTCTATGACGTGTCTACCAACTTGATCAGCGTAATAATAATCATTTCCTCCACCAGATGGTAATCCTGGGAGTTCCATTGAAATATACATATTCGAGAGAAGGTCACCCATGTTTCTGGGATTAAGCGTAACCTTGATAGTTTCATCGAATGGCCAACTCGCTTTAGCATTCCCTGGTTTAATTACGTTTGTACTCTTATGAAATTTTCTAAAGTTAGAATGTCTCTTAACATCGTAATTAAATAAAGAATTTGTAGTTTCATTTTCCAATAAGTATGTATCTTGTTTACCTATTGCATTTAGTGATATTATAGCGCCTGTGTCTGGCCCACTTGTATCACACATACTATTTATTATAACACATTTTTTTAAATGTCGTTATACACGATCATTTGCATATTTTTAAAATTTTTACATATATACTTTTGTAAGGAAATATACCATAATTGTAAATATAATGTAGTCAACGAATAACATTGACCTTTTAACGATTTAACTTTTCCAATTTCAAAATCTCTTATTTTTGTAAAACCTGGTTTTTTTACACGTTCGAAACACGAAAAACATACACGAGTAAGTTTCCTACCGAAAAACTTATAATATGTTTCATTATTATATAACCATATAGGCCTGATATTTCTATATTTCCTTATAAGCTCTCTAACTTCGTAATTATTTGATTTAATATATACATTTAAAGGACAATTACACAGAAAACAAAAACCTTTGCATCTAAACCGTACATACATAAAAGATACAGTCGTTATTCTTTTATGTACTATAATGAAATTATACAACCTAATGGAACTCCTATTATAGGTATAAATTATGATGAAGAAAGACCAACTATACTGGAAGTTTTACCTAACGCTGAAAATCAACAACGAGTACAACAACCCGTTTATCAAATATTTGATACGAAAATTACACATTGGTTAAATTTGTTTATTATTATAATTAGTGCATATTATACACTTGTATACGATAACATGATATCTATATCTAATTGTATAGCATGTATATTACCATTACACAGTACGCAAAATAACAGTTTATACGGTATTATTGGGTACACTGTATATATTATGTTTGCTATGCTGTTAACAACATTTTTGGGTATATATGAATATTTATGGTATTATGTTATTTGTGATTCTATAATTATATGCATTTTTATAACCTCAGTTGCAAAATATGTAATATATATTAGAAATCAAACTCAAAATATAACTGATCATGTTGTATGAACAAAAAGACTTGGATGTTGCCAAATCATTATACGGTGACAATATAGAAAAAAGTGAACGTTTTGCGAGAAGTATACATAAACTCAGGGAGTCTCGCAAAAAGTACGACGATAAGAGAGAAAAGTACAAAATCAAATTTATCGATACTGTCCCCGAACAGAAATTAGAAAATAGAACAAAAGTTAATACATGTATTGCTTTAACATTAACCGGCAAAAAGTGTAATTTTAGAGCATCTTGTGGTAAATATTGTAAAAAACATTCCACTAAAATTTAAATATATTGTAATAATAAAATGTTAGATCAGGAAACACTCCGACCCGTCATAATAGCCATGGCACTTTATCTTGCACTTTCTCAACTCATACCAGAACTTTTCAAAAAACCAACAAATATTAAAATAATTGACGATATAGTTGCAATGTTGATTGCACAAAGAGGTTCACTTACATCAGGTACTATTCTTACCGGTATCATTGTTTTCGTTACGAATTACGTTAACGACGAATTCTTGTAAAACGTTTTCTTTACTCGTTAAAAACCGTGTTTTTGCGTGATCCATATACCTTAGTTTTTTGTTATATGCATCTTCCATGAATTCCATAAGTTGTTCCATATTTGGCTTTCCCCAATGCATACCTGCTTTATAGAGAAAATCATCTTTTGGTAATTTATGAAGTTCACATTTTATAGTATATGGAGTATCTATATACTCTATAGCCCCTCCATAATCTGTTATAATCACAGGCTTATTTCTTATTGCTGCTTCTACAGCACCCATACCAACTCCCTCAGATGATGAAAAATTTACATAACAATCCGATTTACAGTGTATTTCTTCCATAACTTCATCGGAAACTAAGTCATTTATTATTGTTACATTTGGTATATTGATTTTAAACGGGTATTTACACGTTGCTTTAACAATTAATCGCGCGTCGGGTTTATTTAATCTTACAAATGCCTCTAATATCTTATTAAAGTTTTTTCTTGGATCGTATACGTTACCTATATGATAAAACGTATATGGTCTTTTATCGGGTATATGTGCATGTATAACACAAAACTTTGTATCTGGAAACTGTCTTTCGAAAACATTTTTACAATATTCACTGGGTACTGCAATACTATCAAATAGTTCAAAAAGTTTACCGTAATCTTCATGAACAGTTTCAGTTTCACAGACGGTCATACAAACAACTTTTTTTATTTTACGTTTGATTTCCGGTATTCTATCTAACCAATATTTAACAGGAAGTGCAAATATAAAAGCACTATCAGATTCAGGTATTTCCTGGTCTATTTCAATATATTTAGTATACCCATCTTCAGGGAAAAGTTTCATATATTTTTTACAGTGTTGACCGATCCCACTCAGGAGAGTTGGTCCAATGAATAACATTTACTATAAAGATTATCTTTCTTTTATATATATTACACAATGGACTCTGTCAGAGAAAAAATAACGATTGAACTCGCTAGATCTAAAATTCGTACCGAAGAGATATACGCTATCATTAAGCAAATTGCCGATCACATAGAACCACCAACACCAGCCCCAGTTGCTAAACCAGCGCCAGCACCAGCGCCAGCACCAGCACCAGCACCAGCGCCAGCGCCAAAACCAGCGCCAGCACCAGCACCAAAATCGGCTGCAAAGAAAATTACTTCACCAACTAAAAAGGCCCCAGCTAAAAAGGCCCCAGTTAAAAAATCTGAATAAATCTAAAACCTTTGTTGCATAGATATTGGCATTTGAGTAGGTGTAGGTACACTTTTACGGTTTATCATATAAAACCCACCACCTATTAATAGAATTATTGTCAAAAGATAATAAAGAGGGTATTTTTTCTTTTTTTCCTTTTCCATTTGTTCGATATCTTTCTTATCTGGAAGTTTTTTAACGTTTACGTTAAGATCTTCTATCTTCCCGATAAGTTTGTGCAAAGCCTCTAGAATTTGAACTTCACGGTTTATAGGTTTTTCCTTCACATCAATGGATGTTACTTCCAATGTCATAAACCATTCTGCATCCGATTGTAAATCCGTATATGTATTATCACCCTGTAATTCATTTATTTGAAAATCGAGTTTTTGTATTGATATAGGATTGAATAGATTTGTTTGTCTGTTAAAACTTCTCCAATGTTTATCGTGTTGTTTATAATTATTAGACCCGTCAAAATCTCTTTCCAGTGCTATTCTTGCAAAAACCTGTCCTCTACGTTCGTCTAACATTTGTGCAACTTTTGGTACATCGTCACACAGTATATCTATATACTTGGCACCACTACCCGTACCAGATCCTGTATTACCAATCTGAGTAACATAAAAATCAACTAGTTTTAAACCACACACTTTACTAATATCCGACACGTGTGTATTCGAAGAAAGATCGAGATCTATTGTAAATTTGTTATTTGTACCTGTCACAAAATTTGAATCAACGGTTATGTATTGTACCTTTTTTGGTAATTCTTGGAGTGAAACCATCCTGTATTTAGTATATAAAAAAATAAATACAAATATTAACAATGTTTACACTTTATTCAAGCGTATGCCGTTTATTATCACCAGAAACAAAAAAAATAACACCCGTAAATTCATGTTCTTCGTTATACCCGGGTATTACATGCACAAAAACAGATACATTGGACATGATGTTATCCCCAGATAATTCATACGATGTAATAAATTCAAAAAATGATACCGGTGAGATTATTGTATTACAATATCCAAAATATGACAAAACATTTAGTCATTATAGACCTAAGTTTAAAAGATAAGTATAAAAATATATAAAAATGAAATGGACGACTACATTGCCTTACACACGTACGACTATAAACTCTCGTTTTGTCAAGCGACAAACGAACTCCCGAGTGACATGCAAAGACTTGTATGGGAAAAACTTAACGCGTACGAATCACGTGATCTCGTGTGTCCAGGAGCCCCAAAAAAACAATTACGAAATACACGATTCTCAAAAGAAAGACTCGAAACGTTGGCCAGAAAATGGGAAGGAAAATGGGGGTAATGAACTTTATCAGCGTATGAAAACATTGGCATATGAAGAGTTTTGTTACGATGATTTTAAACGTGAAGAGTATGATTCGTATTCATTGGTTTTATATAGAACAATGTTAAATGAATTAGAATACGAAAGGCGTAATTTGAAATACATAAATCTTTTTGGTGAAAAATGGAGAAAAATGCCCAGAAAACAAAATAATTTTACACACGAAGATAGATTAACTGAAATACAAGTTCGTATATACGAATCAGTTAACAGATGCGAGGAATTTCTCGATAAAGAACGTGAATTTAAAAGAAAATATTTTAATGATGAAAATATCAACATTGATATTATAGATACTTAACGAATAAATTGTAATGTATAGTAATTAATGTTAAATATAATAAACCCCGGTACTAAAACACTTAGAATATCCTGCCCAACTAAGAGAAAAGAAGGTATAACCGAATATGAACAGATTAAATCTAAAATAAAAAAAACGACTATAAAATACGGAACTGCAATTTCTACGTATCATTTCATTTTTCATACACCCATAGACGGTGTATCCGCAAGCTTGGGTGCAATAGCTTCATGTATATATGTAGATTCACTTTCGTCTTACGTGGACAATTTTGAAAAAAAACCCGTATTGAATAAAAGATTAGTTGTACCTACAGTTATTGCTCTATTAGAATCAACGTGGAATTCATCAGATTTACCCTTCGAATTTAATATGGGTGCAACACTTTTTGGATTTTTAGCATATAAAATGTCTTTTTATCAAATACTTGCTGAAGAATTATTAATGTATGACGAGAACCTAAGTCGCATTGACGAAATATAAAAAGTAAAAAAACTAAAAAAACTAATACAATGTCACTTTTTTATCAGTTATTAAAAAACTCCACAACTGTTTCTCATAAAAAGGAATTAGATGATCTTTTTTCGTCTGTTATAAGCGACGGTGAAAATGTTATTGAAATATATAAACTTACATCAATATCTGAGATATTTCCAACTGAAATTGCTGATTCGGAAACAGATATTGCTTATATGGGGTTAAGTAAACTCGACGAACGCGAAGACATTCGTTATGTTGAATTTACTCACGAAATCGAAGGATGCGATGGTATTATTGAACCTTTCATTGAGATGATTAAAGAAGATAAAAAAAATAAAAACTTAATCATTATACCTCGTTCTATTAATCATAAAACACGTGATTTATGGAGTAAGTATTTAAGTAAATATTTTACCGATATTAAAGGGGGTGAAAAGTTTATTACTAAACATAAAATACCAAATAAATATTTACACTGGAGTGAACTTACAAAAACTTTACCACGTGACACAGATTTGTTAGATGAGTACACTGATACTGTTATGAACAATTAAAAATTAATCTTACTTAAACATTACGACTTTTAATATTATATATACAAATACAATGCCTTACCTAACACACGAATTATTAAAAAACTGTACCACACTATGGAAACTTGATAACATCAGTGATCTGTGCTCTAACCTATGTGGTGTAAAATCCACTGTTTATGGATTAAAGGCGGATTTCGGATTTCCTAGTCATCTTATTCCTAAAAATACTAATAACTATATCGCATACATCGGTATTCACAAAAAAAAATTAATCACTTCTTATGGACAAGCACATTTTATCACCTTTTACCACGAACCTAAAAACTATCAATATCAAAGAGACCTCGGTATATTGGAATACATGTATAACATGTACATGGATCAAATGAGTGATGAACTCACGGACGATGAAAATTATGATGAAACTGAAAAATTAAGGGTTGAAGTTTTTCCGTATAAGATAACATCTAAGAATATTGATTATTGGAAGACTGTAATCCAAGATGATTGGGATATAGTTGACAAAATTGATTTGGACGATTTGATCGATGATTTTGGAATAAGGGAACGTATAGATTGGACAGAACTATATAATTCTTTACCCGAAAACATTGACGACGATATAACCGAAATGGATGATTCTGAGGAAGAAATGGAATCTGACATTGAAGAAACTGATAGTGAAATCGAAGAAGGTGAAATTGTGAGTGATAGTGAAACCTAAGTATAACAATAATTAAAATATAAAATAAAATAAAATGAGACCAAACTGTCCCTACGAGAACTGTTACTGTAGATCTGGTAAGAACGGATTCTGTTTAAAACATAAAGAAATCGGTGAAGCTGTTCAAGCTTTACTCATGTTATCAAAAAATAATAATAAAAAATAAAAACTTTATATTAAGTAATAATGCCTGAAGTTGATAATACACTTCATAAAATAATGTCATTTATAGATGATCACTCGGGTGAAATACCTGAAGGCGATTATTTAGATATGTGTAATAAATTACGTGATGTGTATAGAGTAGAAGATAGACCCCCCGTTCGTGTACGAACTTTACCTCGCAGTCTACAAACGAACCCACTTGATTCTATTTACGAAAAATGTATGATATTGGTTAGAAAAAGAAAAGAAATTAAATCAAATATACTAAAACATAAAATAAGACAAAGAATAACCCAACGATTTAAAAAAGAAGCAATCGATGCTTTTTGTGACGCCCTAAATTTACCACCGTATAACAGTCTAGACGAATTACGTAACGATGGTTACATAATAGATACTCATTCGTTCTTTACTGATTATAAGAATATAATGAATGATCATATCAGAGGATTACAAACCGGTTATGCCGTTGAACTTGATAATATAGAACTTGAGATGGAGAGAATTTGTAATTTTATAGAAGCAACTGATAGAGTTATTGACGCATTTTACGAAATAGAGGTGACTATACAAACCTAAGTTATAAATAATATATAAAAAAATAAAAAACAATAGTAAAAATGGACGACCTTGTAAATTTAATGCGTTTAATTGACTTGAATTCCGAGATAATATCTGAAGGACATTATCTTGAAATGTGCAATTCTATAAAAAACGTTCACGAAACCATTTCTCAATTAAATTCGAAATATGATTCTGAATCCGAATCTGACGATGATACACAAAATTTTTATACATTGGAAAGAAGAAATGGTAGTAATGCAATACTTGAACCATTTACTCCACCTATACCATTCTTAGCTGAAAGGTCTAGATATTACGAAGATGATAATAATGAAGAGAATACCTTATATGCGAATCCTGAAGAAAGAGAAGAATTGATGAATTATATGAACTCAATAATGCCATATAATTCTTACACAGAAATGGCAAATGAATTACGAACTCTCGAGGTTGAGCAAAATGAGTATAATATATCTTATATGAAAAGATTGGATGAAAGAATAGTTCGAATGCAAAGAACTATTAATAAAACTAAAACAAGGCAAAGAATTACCGCAACTGTTCGTAAAGAAGCTGTAAAAAGACGCGCACAAGAACTCGGTATACGATTATCTAGATATACACTTGGTAATTTATTGGACAAGGGACACAATGTAGGCAATGAAAGAGAATTTTACAAAGCCTACCTTGATGATTATAATCAAGAAACAGTAAACAAACTTCGTGATTTAAACACGGAGTTACTTCAAATTATTGGCGAGAGAGAAATTATTAGACTTGAAATAAACGAGTTTCATTAATATTTTATTTAAATATCATTTTACACCATTTTTCATTAATATTACCGAAAGGTGAATACTCGAACAGTAAATGTATTAACGCACCCGAAATAATTAACACACCCGTTCCCTTATATATAAACTTTGTAAGACCCATTACTAAAACCTGTAACATTAAACCTATAAAAAGTGCTTCCAAAAGAACTGTGGTTACAGGACGTGAACTCATTTATATTTAATCAATATTTTTTTCTCCTGATACAATATAACAAAATGTCTTATAACTCTAACAAGTATAACTCCGTACCAATTTTCGCGTTCGTCGCAGTACTTATCGCTGTCGCGATATACAGTGGTATTACTTATTCAAAAACACCAGCCAAAGAAGATCTTATAAAAGATGAATAAACATAAATATTAATAATTATCTCGTGATATATAAAATGATACCTCTTCTTTTAATCATTCTATTTATCATTTTTCTATTATACGTATTACGTAAACGACATGTTGAAGAATACTTAATAGAAGGTGTAAATCTTTCATGGAGAAACAAAACGGGTGTCGAAGGTATAGTAAACAAATGGATTCTCGTTGTTAAAGATACACAGGGTAATGAAATACACAGAACTGAAAATAGTGATTTGAATAATAGAAAAAATGATACGGATGTTACACTTAACGTTTTTACGAATAAAACTTTTGGTGATAATATTATTGGTAACAATACGATCGATATTTATTATAACGACGGTTCGGGTGATAAGATAATTAATACACAAATCCTTCGTTTTGAAAAGGATGAGTTTAGTGAAGATATAAGTGGTTTTGAATTCCGTGATTTGGATATATCAGCGTGGGAAAATGCACAGAATAAAGATTGTGTCGGTGTATATTCAAAAGTTAAGAAAGATAAATCAACCCCGGGAACGGATAAGTTTGGGTGTGGACCTTCTGACGATCCTAATAAACAC